CACCTTCATTATCATATAACCACTTGATGAGGTTGGTCTCTGCCTCCTTGTACTTGACCTTATTTGTTAGCTCAACAGGAATAACTGACCTTTGTTTCTGTGGCAGCTCCTTCAGCACTTCAGCCTTTGTTCTTCTTATCATAATTGTCTCAGAAAGTATCTGGTGAAGCTCTTCTGTGTGGGAAGCTCCTGAGAAGTCCCAACCAAAACCATTGTGGTGAGCTCCACAATATCTCTGGGCATAAGTCCATTGACTCTTCCAGACATCTGGTTCAAGCATATTAAGGGTTGAGAACAATTCTATTGGTTTGTTGATAATTGGTGTACCAGATAGAGCAATCTTGAAAGGTATGACCTTTGCCAGCTGCTTGGTGTACTTTGTTCTCTGGGCTGCACTGTTCTTGAGGTAGTGACAGTTAGAAACTAAAATATTTTCAGCAAAATAGTTATGGTTGTCTTCAATTTCTAAATTGAAGACATAATTTCCTTTTTTATCTTCATCACATCTTTTAATATCTCTTTGTTCGAGAATCTCAATACTTTCCACCCCAACTCTGTAAGTTTCAAATCTTTCTTCTTGTCCAAATTTTTTATTTTCCCGGCATGAGATGCTCCATCTACTTCTATGGCTATTTTTAGTGTTGGATTTGCTATATCTACCTTGTAATGACCAGGATAGTTTTTTACACTTCCTATATATTGCACATACTCCATCTTCCATCCATTCCCTAATTTTGAATGTAATAAAATTTGTGGCTCTGTTAAGTGACCATTTCCTCCTCGTGTAACAGGAGGATTGTTCAGTGTCCCATTTTTTAATTTTGTGCTTCTCATTTTTTCTATTATCTTTTTGTTGCTCATTGGATTTTCTGTTTTCATCCTTTCTGAAGACTGCTGGGCTACATGGGGATGTCTTCTGTGCATTTCTTTTGCTGTTTTGGATCTCTGTTCGTGTGTTAGTTTCTTGTATCTTTCTTTTGCTCCTGGCTGAGACATTCTCCAATGAGCAGCACAGGAGCTGTTGCAAAATCGATTTGTTTTTGTCATCACTTCTTTTCCGCACCATTCGCAAAGTTTCTTTTCCTGTAAGTTCTTCTGCCTTAACATATCCCTTTTCCTCTGTCCATATTTTATGATTTGGGGTACATTGCAATGTATCTCCATTACTTAATATAATTTTTATATAGTGTGTCGTAAACTCTTTTTTTATATAACGTGTTATTTTTTTGTATTCCAAAATTTTTGTTTCTGTATTATAGCTTAAACACTTTACATCAATACTGTTATTCACTATATCTCCTATTTTGATGTATCCTTTTTCTGTTAGCACTTTTGTGCTGTGAGGGAAACATTCATCAGTTATGAGAACAGAGAAGTCCATTAGTTTGAGCTCTGCCCAATGCTTCTTGACAATATCATAATTGACAATAATGATATTATGGTCTCTATACATATCATGAGTGCTCCTTCCATACATCATAAAAGGCTTTGCTCCCGGAACCCACCTCTTGACTTCTCTGAACCAGTTTATTTTTAGAGAGGCCGGGCAGATGATAAGAGCTGGTAGCATGTTGGGCTGTCTCAGACAGGTCAAGGCCTGAATTGTCTTGCCAAGGCCCATTTCATCTCCAATAAGTCCTCCTCCCTTGGACATTATGAACTTCACTCCTTCAGCCTGAAAGGGATATATTTCAGCAGGCAGGTCAAGCTCCAGATTCTTTTCTTTTTCAGAGAACATCTCCTTGAGCTCATTGCTGATATTGAATCCAAGATTGAGGAGTTTGTTAACACTTATCTCTTTAAGAGGTACAAACCAGCTTTTTGTCTCTTTGTTGTACTCTCTTCCGGGCATTATTTTAATCTGGGAAAGAGTTTTGTGAAAATCCTCTCCGGTGAACCTGACTTCAATTTTATCCCCAGACCTCACAGCAAACTTCTCAGATGTAGTTTTCTGTTTTGGACCATCTGATGCTGATACAGGAACAGGAATTGGGATGCTGTCATAATCAATTCCATATCCGGACAGCTGGCTCTTGTACTTCTTCAGCATTCTGTGAGCTGCTTTGGCCTGATTGTAGGTGAGTCTGTCCCTTCTGGCCAAGTCTTTGCCAAAGTTGGTATCAATTTTGTTGAAGCCCCGGCTGTCTTTTGCTCCGGCACAATCACAGTGTCTTGATATAACTTCAAGAGCTTCATGAATCTCTCTATAATTATTCATAGCATCCTCCTCAAGCAATAGCTCTTTCAAGTTTGATTTCAATTTCATGGAACAGCCTCTCTATGTATCGGAGTGGCCAACCCTTTGAAGCGTGAAGGTGCTGTTTGAGAGACTGTTTTGTTACTTTGTTCTTTTTTGATTCTATGGCTCCAAGAGGAGCTTGAAGAATCTCTGTTACAATCTCCCATGCCTCCGGAGACAGATTCAAGTCAGATAAAAAAAGTGGCTCCGGATCGTTCATCACCAAAGAGTTCTCTGATAGTTCAACAAACTCTGGCCCTTCTGGGTCAATGAGCTTCTTGTCCAGTGATTCATAGAGATAAGTTGAGAATTTACACCTGCCATCATATCGGCTTAGGCACTCAGCAAAAACAAGATTGCCCTGAGCCACTTTCTCTTCATAGCTTTCAGCATCAAAGCTCCTTTTCTTTGCTATTGATGATATCATCTTTTTGTTCTGATTGTACATCTCTGTTTTATTTTCCATATTAAGTCCTCCCTTTATTATTTTTTGAATTTTAAAAATACCAGTATATCAATAATGTTCTGTCAGCTTTATTCCCTGTTTCAACTTTTCTCAAAGTATCAAACTTGACCTTGCTGACAGCGGTCTTGGCAATGCCTCAGAGCAGCTGATTTGATAGCTGCCCTTTTGGCTGTAATCTGTTCATGGTTATAGTTTGTTCTTATCATTTGGGCTCTCCTGGACAAGTTCCACAGCATTCACAATTTGGGTCTTGATACTTTTCTCTGCACAGGAAACATCTGAGTTCATATTCGGCCTCTTCCAGAAGCTCTTCTGATGAAATATGTTTTGAAATTCTTAAATCATTATCTTCAAGGTGTTTTAAAATTCTTTCGGCATAATAAGTAACAGGCATTCTGTCATCAAAGCAATCAACTGAGCCTGTTTCACTTGTATGGCTGGCTATGAATCTTTTTAAATCCTTAATGGTTTGTTCTTTAATTTCATTCATTTTGTAAGTCCTCCCTTTTATTAGTGCCGGATAAGCTCCGGCACTAATGATTTTAAAAGAATAATTCTTTGACTATATTCATCGGTAGAGTCACAGAAGTTTTGGCTGGACAATAATAGCCTCCATTTGACCATTTAAACATAGTCATACCGGGATAAAATTTTCCGCTATATGTAGCCATCCCGTAGCTGGAGTGAGAAACTTTTAATTCTTTACCTATTTTGATTTCAGTGGCTGAACCATATCCAAAGTGTCTGGCAACTGTGTTAGCAAGTATTTGGATACCTTTTTGTGTTTCTGATTCTTTTATCCTTTTGATTTGTCTTTTGTTAAGTTTCATCTTTTTAAGTCCTCCCTTTTTCTGATTTAACCTATTAAAAAATAAGATAATAAAAAAGTAAAGAAAAAAATAAAAAAATATCAAAAAAAATTAGAAAAAATTACTTTCTTTTTATATAGATAAAAGGGTATTTTTAACCCATATGAAAAGAACAACAGAAATAGCACACACCAAGATAAGGGAGAGAAAAAGAGCTTATACAGATGCTGCTGTAGAAGCTGTCAAAAGAATGTCCTCCTCCATGTCCAAGGATATCATCCCGGAAGAAGTGATAAAGAAGCAGATTGAACAGGTTTATGCGCCAAAGACTAAAAAAGTGGGCAGGCCAACAAAGTACTCTCCTATAATGTGTAAAAGAGTTATAGAGATAATGGCCCAGGGCAGGTCCAGAGGCAATGCTGCTACATTGATGGGATTAACAGAAGTTACATTTTATGACTGGATGAAAAATAATCCAGATTTTTCTAAGGCCGTAAAGATTGGTGACCAGTTATCTTTGCTATGGTGGATGACTATGGGCCAGATAAATATTCATAACAAAGATTTCAACTCTACACTTTACATGATGCAGATGCAGAACCGTTTTGGTTGGAGCAGAAAGCTTGAAGGCAAGATTGATATCAATTCATATAATGAAACAGTTGAGAAGAAAATAATTGAGATAAAGGGAGAGGAAAAATTTGCAAGTATCGCAAGAATATTGCTTGAATCTGGTGCACTCGAATCCGAGCCTGAAGAAGTTATTGACGCCCAGATTAACTGAGTTCATTCCACACGAACCAACAGCCAAGCAAGCTGCCTTCCTATTATTGGATCAGCTCGATGCCTTTTATGGTGGAGCTGCTGGCGGAGGGAAAGCTTTGTCAGCAAATAGTTCTGTTTGTACTCCCTTTGGTTTCCGTAAAATGTCTGACATAAAGGTTGGGGATAGAATATGTTCTGTTGATGGGGGCAATTCACAAGTCATTGGTGTTTATCCTCAAGGAAATCAGCAGCTCTATACTTTTACATTTTCTGATGGTTCAAAGGTTGATGCTACACTTGACCATTTATGGAAATATAGTATAGCTGGAAAAGGCAAATGGAAAAAATCAGGCCTTGTATGGAAGTTGGCTACAACTGAACAGATTATAATGATGATGGAAGAGGAGAAAGCAATTTTAATCCCTCTTGCAGAGCCAATTCAATTCACAAGGTCATATAGACATGATTACAGACAGATACATCCTTATGTGCTTGGCTGTTTACTTGGTGATGGTTCAATGAGAATTAGCCCAGTCAAAATTCATAGTGCTGACCCAGAACTTGTTGAAAGAATGCAGGATGTCTCTGGAATGACTTGGCACAGATATGGGGATACCATAACATATAGAGTTTTGGGAGAAGATAGCAAGGAACTGACTTATTGGCTAAAGGCCAATAAATTATTTGGTCATAATCATTATACAAAGTTTATACCAGAGCAGTACAAATATTCTTCTGTTGATAGTCGGTTTGAATTATTAAGAGGTTTGATGGATACAGATGGTTATTGTTCAGAATCTGGGAAAGCTTATTTTTCTTCAGCAAGCAAACAATTGGCAACTGATGTTCAGTGGATCGTAAGAAGTCTTGGGGGCAATGCTACAATAACTGAATCTATGGGCTCATACACAAAAGATGGGGAAAGGTGTGAGACACAGATAAATTATGGCATTTATATAAGGATGCCTGATAATAGTGAAATTTTTGCATTGGATAGAAAAAAGAAGATTGCTACAAAGTATAATGGTGGCAGGTTTGAACTGAAAAAGAAAATTGTTAAAATTGAAAAGGCTGGCTCAGAGCAAGCGATCTGTATTAAAATTGATAGACCTGATGGGTTGTTCATAACTGATGATTTTGTTGTCACTCACAATTCCGATGCTTTGCTGATGGCAGCCCTCCAATACGTTGATGTCAGAGATTATGCAGCATTGCTTCTCAGAGATACTTACAAGAATTTAACAATGCCTGGCTCTCTCCTTGACAGAGCTGATGAATGGCTTTATGGCACAGCCGCTAAATGGGATGGAGATGCCAAGACATATAGATTCCCTTCAGGAGCAACAATCACCTTTGGTTATTTGGATGGACCCAGAGACCACCTGAACTATAAATCAGCGGAGTTTCAGTTCATTGGTATAGATGAAGCCTCTGACTTGAGATGGTCACAGATGATGTATATGTTCTCCCGGCTCAGGAGGCTTGAAGGCTCTCCTGTTCCTTTGCGTTTCAGACTTGCCTCCAATCCAGGAGGAGTTTCTCACCTTGAACTCAAAACAAAATACATAGACAGA